GGTTCTATACCTGAATCTTACAGAGAAAACATTTTGTATCTTGAAGCAGGAGATATTCCTGGTGACGTTGCCTTGTATAAACATAGCACGCACGGATTCTTTCCTGATGACTCAACAAACTATGTGATCGGGTGGACGCGGGGCACGGATCGTTATGCAATAATACCTGGCACAAAAAGACAGCTACCTAATATTGGACCAAAGACAGATGAACTTAATAATAAAATAGAACGTCTAACAAAGATAATAAACAGATCACCAGAGGATATTGTCAATCAATCAGGTGGACGTGTATCTTTGGAACAAGCAACAACAAATATAAACAAAGCAAAAAAACAATTAACACAGGCACAAGAAGAGTTAGCTAACATTGGTAAAACAGATGACGCTATTGTTACAGGAGATCAAACAGTGCGTGTAACGTTCGCTGATGAGATACAATCTGACATCATGCAGACATATAGAAAACATTTAGAGAATGTAATGAACGATTACAAACAGCTTGTTGACAAAGGTATTGATATTAAAGATGCGCAGAAGATTAGGTCAGAAGGTTATCGAATGGATTTAAAAACTGACAACGATGTATTACAATTCTACGCAAAACATAAAACTTTATTTAGACCTGTGTTTAAAACAGAAGAAGACTTCGCTGCCTACATAAATGATATTAGAAAATCACAAGCAGTATTTAAAGATTTTGCAAAGATACGACCAGGTACAATGACACCAGCAGCTTTAGCGGCAGCTAGACAAGCAGGAAGAGATAGAGATAAAGTATTATCTATTTTTGAAGAAGCTTTTACTAATCCTGAAACACTTAAAAAATTATTTCCAAATATACCATTTAAAGACAGAAAAGTATGGGGTGATGCATTAGTTAAGAATGATTTAGCAATGGCAGCAAAAAGAAAATTTGTAGATAAAGATGCAAACGCTGCTGATTGGTATGTTATATCGCCAGCAGAATTAATAACAAATAGATATGGACAAAAAGGGACAACAGCAACAGCATTTGCAGATAGAACAAAAGATATGAAAGGTATTGGCCAGTATGAGTTTTATGGTGGCCCAAATGTTACAGATCCTGACGGAAAACATTACACCAGTATATTAGAACAATCACTACGTAGAGCAGCAAAAGTAAACAACGCTGAATTTAAAATTGTTAAAGTACAAATAGGAGAACCTAAATCTATAAGTAGATCTGTACAAATAGTAAATGCACAAGGGGATATTGTAAAAGAATTTAAAATGGCAAAAAGTAGTAAAGCAGAAGATTTCGGTGATGTTATGAATAAAGCAGAGAATTATATCAACGAGTCTGGTGCAGAAGGTTTAATGGCTAGACCAGTGGAGACACCTTCGGGCTTTAAAACTATAGATGCTTATGCTATAAAGTTAACCCCTGAGATGGTATTACCAACAAAAACACATCTAGCATCTGGAGGATATGTACGATATGATCCTCTTGTATCAATAGATGAAATGATAGGAGCTGCATAATGGTTGTAGAAAGACCAGCAAATTACGACGAACCACAAACGGTTAATGACGAATTAATGATACCACCTTTGGTAGGACAAGAAGTAGTATTAGAACCAGGCACTGATCAACCTATTGATATTGAAATGACTGAAGATGGTGGAGCTATTGTTAATCCTGAAATAATGCCACCTGATACTGGATTTGATGGTAACTTGGCAGAGTTTATAGATGAGAATGATTTACAGGTAATATCTAGTGAACTTAGACAATCTTTTGAAGATGATAAATCGTCAAGACAACAATGGGAAGAAGCATATACAAAAGGATTAGATTTACTCGGATTAAACTACAACGAAAGATCTCAACCATTTCAAGGTGCAAGTGGTGTAACACATCCTTTATTATCTGAATCAGTTACACAGTTTCAAGCACAAGCATATAAAGAATTATTACCAGCGAGTGGTCCTATAAGAACACAAATTATTGGATCGGCTACAAAAGAAAAAGAAGATCAGGCACAACGTGTAAGTGATTTTATGAATTATCAAATTATGCATGTTATGGAAGAGTATGATCCCGAATTAGATCAAATGCTTTTCTATTTACCTTTAGCAGGTTCTACTTTTAAAAAAGTATATTATGATGCAAATCTTGGAAGAGCTGTATCCAAATTTATACCAGCAGAAGATTTAATTGTACCTTATACAGCTACAAATTTAGAGGAATGTGAAAGAGTAACTCATGTTTTAAAAAGAACAGATAACGATATTAAAAAAATGCAAGTCTCAGGTTTTTACCGTGATGTTGATTTACAGGTTATAGAAGAGGAAAGAAAAGTTGAAGAAAAGGAAAGAAAATTATCTGGTATAGAAAAAACTGGTTATAGAGATGATCAATACACTTTACTAGAAATGCATGTTGATTTAGACGTACCAGGATTTGAAGATCCAGATGGTATTAAACTTCCATACATAGTTACTATAGACGAAGGATCGGGTAATGTTCTTTCTATTTACAGAAACTATAAAGATGGAGACACTTTATATAAAAAACAGCAGTACTTTGTTCATTACAAATTTATGCCTGGTCTTGGGTTTTATGGCCTTGGATTAATTCATATGATTGGCGGTTTATCTAGAACTGCTACAGCAGCTTTACGTCAATTGATTGATGCTGGAACATTAGCAAATTTACCTGCAGGTTTTAAAGCTAGAGGTTTGCGAATAGCAGATGATGACAGCCCTATACAACCTGGTGAATTTAGAGATGTAGATGCACCAAGTGGTGATCTGCGTGCGGGTCTTTTACCTTTACCTTATAAAGGTGCAGATCCAACTTTATTTCAATTGTTAGGTTTTTGTGTTCAAGCAGGAAAAGAATTTGCAACTGTAGCTGACCAAAAATTAGGGGATGCTGCAAATGCTGGAGCTCCTGTTGGCACAACAATGGCTTTAATGGAAAGAGGTATGCGTGTCATGTCAGCTATCCATAAAAGAATTCATTACGCTCAAAGAATAGAATTTAAATTACTTGCTAAAATTTTTGCAGAGTCTTTACCACCTATGTATCCTTACGAAGTGCAAGGTGATTTACAATCATTAAAAGCAACTGATTTTGATGAAAGAATAGACATTATTCCTGTTTCTGATCCGACTATATTTTCTATGTCACAACGTGTGACGTTGGCACAGACTCAATTACAATTAGCAGAAGCGGCACCACAAATGCACAATATATACGAGGCATATAGAAGAATGTATTCAGCTATGGGTGTTCAAAATATTGATGCTATATTACCAGTCCCTACTGGCCCAGAACCTATGGATCCAGGTATGGAAAATGCAACAGCATTATCAGGTGGTTCATTAACAGCTTTTAGAAAACAAAATCAACTAGCACACATAGATGCACATAGAGCTTTCTTTTCTAGTATTTTGGTAAAAAATAATCCTCAAGCTATGATGATTTTGCAATCACATATTATGGAACACGTGTCATTACAGGCGAGAGAAGAGGTAGAACAAGAAATGGCAAAAGAATTTGAAGCATTACAGGCTCAAGCAGGTGGTGAATTACCACCAGAACAACAAAATGAAATGCAAGAGCTAGTAGAATCTAAAATTGCAGAGAGAATTGTTGAAATGACAGAGAAAATGGTGACTGAAGAGCAACAAATGATGGCTGAACAGGGAGAAGATCCGTTAATTGCACTAAAACAACAAGAAATTAACTTAAAAGCGCAAGATTTACAGAGAAAAACAGCATATGATCAAGGAAAAATGAGTTTGGACGCTGCAAAATTAACTCAAAACGAAGAATTAGCAGAAGCGAAGATGGATTCACAAGAAGATATTGCACAATTACGTGCAAATGTTAATCTTCAGAAACAAAATCAAAACAATGCAAAGCGCAACAGATAAATTACAGGAATATTTTAACGAGTTGATGAATTTTTCAGATACAGCGGTTACAAGTCAAGAAGAACAGATACTTTTAGCGGGTGCAATGATGGGTGTAGCTAAAATGCTGTATCATAATAATCTCACTGAACAAGAATATGATAATATTATGAATCATAATGGAAGAGACTTGCTAAATTTAATAAAACCAACTATACATTAATTATTATGGGTAAAAAATCTAAAACAGAATTTGGTATGTTATCTGTAAAAGCAGGTATAGACAATAATCCCAAACCTACACAAGCAGACAGAATTGCTGGAGCTACAAAAAAAGCTAATGGCGGTGTTATTAATGGTTTAAAAAAAATGGGCATGAATAAAGGTGGTCTAGCAGGTAGACTAGCGCAACGTGGCTATGGAAAGGCAAGATCATGAAGTTTAAAAATGCAAAAATGACTCAAGTACCTCAAAAAAATCCTTTTCCTAATAGAGGAACTGCTTCAACTGCTGAAGTAAGTATTTCTCCTTTTGTTGTAAAACAAAATAAAGGAAGTGGACCACAAGGGCAGACAAGTAAAATGCAAATTAAAAAGGTAGCTTTCAAAGGCGTAAAATAGTATAATCCCTAACTTAATAAAGGAGGTTTTATGAACCTATTAAAAGATCTATGGGGCCATATTAAAGAATGGTCGGATTGGAAAATGAAGGACTGGATTAAGGCCGCTATCGTAGCGATCGTAGTTATCTGGGTAATTAGCTGGATGACAGGCGGAGCAGCATAGTGCTTAATTTAATCGGTGGTTTACTTGGTGGTGGAAAAGGCGGAGCCTTAGCAACCATTTCAAAAGTTGTCGATGAACTTCATACGAGT